AGAAGAGCAAGCCAAAGGCGCCGCCGCACGTATCCGCGATACCTATGAAAAGTCGCGCGCTGAAGATTTTGAACGCTTCCCTCAGTTCCGCGATTTACCAGCACCAAAAGCACCTGGCGGCAACCCCCCTGCCGCAGGCACTGGTGGGTTTAAATATCTTGGAAAAGAGGGTGGATAATGGCTACTAAATACCGTGTCCAAGGCCCAGATGGTGTTGTTCATGTTTTCGAAGGCCCTGATGACGCAACGCCTACACAAATAGAAGCGTTTGCAGCTCAAACCTTTGGCGCGGCCCCTAAACCCACCGCGACTCCCGCACCGCGCGGTAAAGCCGGTATGTTTGACGTACTGTCTGCGCCGTTTGAAATGGGCATGTCGCTTGCGGCCAAGCCACGTAAAGAACAAGTAGAGTTTATTGCGCCTGCTGTTGAGGCGTTAGGTAGTGCTGGCGGTGCAATTGTAGGGACTGGTGCAGGGCCATTAGGCACAGTAGTCGGCGCTGGCGCCGGTTACGCGGGCGCTAAAGAATTGTTGCGTCTGGCCGCCGGCGAAAGTGGCGGGGAAACATTACCACAAGCCGCCACACGACAAGCAAAGAATGTGCTTGAGGGCGCAACAATGGAAGCCTTTGGACGCGGCGTTGTAAGCCCTGTCATTACCAAAGGCGCTGAGTACGCAAACAAACTTAAGAACATCAAACTTGACCAATACATTAAAGCTGTTGGTGACAAGGGTGAAGAAATTGTTAACGCGTTGCGTGGCCGCACACAAATTGTTCCGGGCACATCCCCAACCGCCGGCGAAGTCGCCGCGCCTGTGGGTAGTGTAGGGCTATCGGTATTGCAGTCCCGCGCCCGTCAAGTGCCAGGCACAGCGGATATTTACGCAGGCAAAGAAGCGCAAAACATTGCCGCCCGCCAAGCGCAAGAAGCGCGTGCGGTAGATAAATTTAATGCGTCTAAGCAACGCATCCAAGCAAAAATTGATCGCGGGTTAGTTAACGTGACGCCAGGCGAAGTTGGCGGCGCGCTGATTGACGCGGCCAAGGCCGAACAAAATGCAGTCAAAACAAAAGTAGTAAAGCCCGCCTACGATGCGGCGTTTGAGGCCGCTGGCGATGTAAAGATTGACGTATCAAAAGTTGTAAACGAAGCCGAACGTATTCTTGATCGCAAGTTGTCAAGTTTTGCTACCGAAACTGCGCCGGATACTGTGCGCAAACTGCGCGGGTTTGTGCCTTCTGTGCCTGAAGCGGAAGCAGTGACTGTTGGTAAAGCAGGTTTTAAAACTGCAAGGGTGCCCACGCCCCCGCCCGCAACGCCAGAAGCAACTCTTTTGCAACTTGATGATGTTCGCAAAGCCATCAATGCAGACATTGCGGCGGCCGCGTCTAGCAACGCGCCTATGGCGGCGACAACGCTGCGCAACCTAAAGCAGTTACATGCCGCAATTGACGACGCGGTTAAGTCAAGCACCACTTTACCTGACGAAGCTAAAACGCTGTACAAAGGTGCGCTGGATACCTACCGCACACAATACGCGCCACGCTTTAAAGAAGGCATCAACGCCAACTTGTTCAAGCAAACAAACTTGCAAGAAACCAAAATTAAACCAGAAGACGTCGTTAGCAAATACTTTCAACCCAAGGGTGAAAGCGAGGCCAAAGACTTTTTGCGTTTGTTTGACAAAAACCCAGACGCAATGAAAATTGCAAGAACGGGTATTGAAGACTTATACCGCCGCGAAGTAACAGACGCTGCGGGCCGCGTAACGCCTGAGTCGCACGCCGCGTTTATGAAAAAGTACGCGGAGCCGCTTAAGATTCTTGACGGCGCAGGGATGAATATTACGCAACGCGTTGGCGTTGTTGCCAAAGACGCCGCGCGCTTGGCAAAAATTGACGAACTTGCAAAAGCCAGTGGTAACAAATTAGGCCCCGCTTTGCCAGCCGGCGTTAACGCGCTTGCAGTTGAGCAGCGAATTGGTGACTTGACTAGAAGTTTTACACCCGAACAACTTAGCCATGTAAACGCAGTAAGGCAAGATTTATTGCGTGAAGGTGAGTACCAGCGTTTGGTAAAAGCAGGCGCTGACGCCGGCGCTAATATTAAAAATTTGGCTACAAAAACTGGCCAAGAGGCTGGTTTGCCTTTACCAAATTTTTTATCTGTACCCATCACCGTTTTTAACAATGTTGTTAAGCGCCTTGCATTGCGTATGGACGATAAGATTGCGTTAGAAATTGCGCGAGAGTTGACTAGCCCCGCTCTAGCTGCTGATCAAATTGAGGCCGCTATTAAACTGCAAGCGGCTCGTCAGGCGGCCACGCCTGGCGCCGGTACTGCCGCAGGGCTGGCTGGCACGCGGGCGCTTGGTGCAGAAATGTCACGCCGCGCTGAACCTGAAAATAGAAACGCATTGGCCAGATAATGGACTCTCAAGTTCTTTTTAACATTGCGGTAAGTCTAGCGGGGTTCCTTGGGGGCTGGGTGCTGAACAACATCTACCGATCCATTGAGCGCCTGGACACCGACGTGCGGGCTATGCCACTCAACTACGTCACCCGCGACGACTACCGCGCCGACATGCGCGAGGTCAAAGACATGCTCGGCAAGATTTTTGATAAACTAGACAACAAGGTCGACAAATGAAAGACTGGGCTGTGGCAATGGTCGCCGCAGTCTGTGTGACTTGTTTTGTCCTAGTTTGTAGCTACATTATTCTCTGGGCGTTCCCGTGATTGATCCCATCACAGCTCTAGCCGGCATACAGTCGGCTGTCAAACTCATCAAGCAAGCGTCCAAGACGGTTGATGACGTGGCGTCGCTCGGCCCTGTGCTGGGTAAATACTTTGATGCCAAGTCCACTGCGTCCAAGGCGGCTGTAGAGGCTAAGAAGAAGGGTGGCTCCAGTATGGGTACAGCCTTGCAGATTGAGATGGCGCTGGATCAGGCGGCGGCTTTTGAAAAAGAATTACAGATGCTGTTCTTTCAGGCGAATAAAGTGGATGTGTGGAACAAGATCAAAGCCCGCGCACAGGCTATGGATGTGGAAGACGCTCATAACGCCAGACGGGAAAAAGAAGCCGCTGCAAAAAAGAAAGCCAAAGAACAAGAGCAGTTAGAGATAGGTTTGCTTTTTGGCGGCATTGCCTTGGTGCTGTTCTTGGTATACGTGGGTATCTATGAGGCAATGGAACACTGCGCACAAGTAAAGTGTGGGCGATGAATGAGTACCAGAAGCAAGCAGACATGGCGTTCAAGATTGTTGGTGCTTGGTGGGCGGCTAACTTGTTTTTGGATGTAATTACAGTGTTGCCAAACTTTATTTCAGACAAGATTGTGAACATGCTTTTAGAAAGGGTTGGACTATGAGCGAACCAAACGAAAAACACGCTTTGATTGAGAAGGTAGCGTTTGCCATCCTGCCAATTCTGTTTACCTGTGTGGTTTACTTGATGAACTCACTATCCCACCTGTCCCATGAAGTGACTGTTCTGAACAACAAGATCAGCTTAGTGGTTACTTCTGATAACAAGCAAGCCACGAACACTGGTGCTGAATTAGCCCGTGAAAAGTTACGTCAAGACTTGGAAAAAGAGATTCAAAAGAATCGTGACGACATCATGCACAACAGGCAAGACATTGCTGTTATTTACGAAAAACTGGGGAAAAAATAATGCTGACTCTACTCTCAACCCTTGTATCGTTTTTAATGGGCGGCTTGCCCAAACTGTTGGATTACTTCCAAGACAGGTCTGACAAAGCGCATGAGCTAAACCTTGCCCAAATGCAAATTCAGCGCGAGTTGGAATTGCGCAAAGCTGGCTTTGAAGCCCAAGAGCGGATTGAACATATTCACACAGAACAGTTGGCAACTGAAAGCGCAGCCGCCACCAGTCAAGCCCTTATTGGCGCACAGCAGGCTGAGATGCAGGCAATCTACGCTCACGACACCTCGCTCAATGAAGGCACTAGCGAATGGATGCGAAACCTTCGCGCCAGCGTTCGCCCAGTCATTACTTATGGTTTCTTTTTCTTGCTAGTGTTTGTGGATGTGGGACTGTTTGCCTACGGCTGGAATAACGGTGTGACGTTTACAGAGTTGGCTGAGATGCTGTGGGACTCTGACACACAAGCCCTGTTTGCTTCAATCATTGCGTTCCACTTTGGTGGTCGGGCGTTTGGCAAATGAACATCTCTGACAAGTGCCTGCACATGATTCGCCACCATGAGGGGGTGCGTCAGAACCCGTATAAATGCCCAGCAAAGTTGTGGACTGTGGGGGTCGGGCATGTTATGTTTCCAGAGCAGGGTAAGCTAAAGATTGACGACCGTGACGCATTCCAACCACCCGCCGAAGCCATGCGGAAATACAGCATGGAGGAAGTAGATGCAATACTTAGAGCAGATTTGGACAGATTTGAGCGGGGAGTGGAACGTTACTGCCCTGTTGCACTTACACAAGGTATGTTTGATGGCCTTGTTAGTTTTAGTTTTAATGTCGGTTTGGGAACGCTACAGCGCTCTACGCTTCGTCAAAAGGTTATTAGGGGCGATAAAGAAGGCGCGGCAGAAGAACTCTTAAAGTATTGCATGGCCGGCGGCAAAGTCCTTAAAGGACTTCAAAACCGCCGGATTGATGAGCGCGCATTATTCCTTAGTTAGCGCTCGGTACGCCTCAATAGCGGTCTTCAAATCGCATTGCAGCTGCTGTATGCGGTCGTCTTGTTCGCACAACTTGGCGTAGGCTTCCTCGGCAAACTTGGCCAAGTTGGCTTGGCTCCAGGTCGGAAAGTCTGGCCTGTTAGTCATTGGTTTCCTTCTTTGACGGCGCGTCCAGTTCACGGCGGTAATACTTAGCTGGCATCTTGGCTTTCTTGTCCAATATATTGCGCAGCCACTCAGCGCCGCCAAGTTCTTGTAAGATCATCCAGTGTCTATCTGACATCCGGACTTGTCGGCCTAGTAAAGGCTCAGGTGGTTTTGGTCTTGGCATTTACCTGACTCTCCTAAGCGGCATGTCCATCACGCGCTCTGGCGGTGGGGGCGTCATCTTCTCAGACGGCGGCGCCCAGCCGTGCTTGCGCCAGATGGCTTGCACGTCAGAGCCTGACGTCCATTTAAAATCCTTGGTCGGGATTGACGGGTAGCTGATTTTTGAATGTGGTGGCATTTCGATCATGGTTGTATTGCTCCTTTAAATAGTTCTATTCTCTCCCGCGCAACGCGCAGGGTGTTGTAGCGCTGGTGAAGGCGCTCCAATACTGAAACACGCCGGTCATTCTGTCGCTCGTGCTCTAGCATCTCTAAGACTTTCGATTCGTCGAGCGTCTTCAAGTTTTCGTTTAGCTTTCGCCATGTAATTTTCAATTCGTTTCTCCAGTCCATCTATAGTTAAAGTAATGCTAGCGTGCGCTCGCCTGGCCGCGTTAAGCTCGCGCTCGCGTATGCGGTGCACAGATTTGGCCGCTTTGAGTTTGGTTTTCCATAGGTCAATATGTTTCATTTTTTTCTTTCAATTTAACTTCAATCGCGCGAACAAAACTACCGGTATTGTGTGTTGCGCGTATTAGTTCAGATATTTCCCCATCCGTCAGCCCTACCCATGTGCGCTGTGGTGGGTGAAGTAGCGGTTCGTTTGTAATGTGCTTTCGTCCGTTGCTGTCTGTGATTATTCTTACCGTCATGCTTGTCCCCTTGCTCGAATTAAGTCTGCGCTTTTGTATGGTTCTGCGGTG